TTCTGCTCGTGCCGACGGCATCGCGTCACGGGGCAAAACCCGTGGAAAGATGTGCTGACATGATGGCCAGCCGTGGTATGGGGGATATTTCCCCCTCCAAGATGCCCAAAGGCGCGAAAAAAGCACGCCGGGATGATACCGACTTCACGCAGTACGCTGAAGGCGGTAAAGTCGGTCTCTATGCGAACATCAACGCCAAACGCAAGCGTGGCGAAAAGATGCGCAAGCCCGGCGCAAAAGGTGCCCCTACTAACCAAGCATTTATCGACTCTGCAAAAACTGCAAAAGGAATGAAAAAATGAACCTCGATACCGTTTTGATGTGCGCTCAAACGACCGCACGCCAGCAAGTTGCTGCGTTGGGCTGTGTGGACGCTGATGTCCAAGCCCTGATCGACGAGCTGACCCCCGCTCCTGTGGTAGCTGAAGAAGCTCCGGTAGTTGAAGAAGCTCCGGTAGTTGAAGAAGCTCCGGTAGTTGAAGAAGCCCCTGTGGCTGAAGAAGCAGACGCTGCTGAAGAAACCCCTGCTGCGGAGTAATCTATGGCCACCTCCGGTACCGCTACGTTTAACATGGACCTCACGGAGATCGTGGAGGAAGCGTTCGAGCGTGCCGGTTCGGAGCTGCGCACTGGGTATGACCTGCGTACGGCACGCCGCTCTCTGAACATCATGTTCGCTGAGTGGGCCAACAAGGGTCTGAATATGTTCACGTACGAGCAAGGCAGCATCACGCTGGTGCCCGGTACGGCGACATACGATCTCCCCGCAGACACGGTCGATCTTTTGGAGCACGTGGTTCGCACCGGTGCCGGAAATCAAGCGACACAGGCTGACCTGACCATCACGCGTATTAGTGTTTCTACCTACGCCACGATCCCCAACAAGCTGCAGCAGGCCCGGCCTATTCAGGTCTGGATTCAGCGGTTGGTGGATAACCCCAAGATTACCGTTTGGCCCGTGCCCGACAACTCACAGCCTTACACGTTTGTGTACTGGCGACTGCGCCGCATCCAGAATGCTGGTGAGGGCGTGAACACAATGGATATGCCATTCCGGTTTATCCCCGCGATGGTGGCTGGCTTGGCGTACCACCTTGCATTGAAGCTCCCGAATGGCGCAGAGCGCTTGCCAATCCTCAAAGCGCAGTACGATGAGGCTTGGATTTTGGCGTCTGAGGAAGACCGGGAAAAGGCGGCTGTCCGGTTTGTGCCGCGTCAGCAGTTCATTGGGGGTACCTTCTAATGGCCAACCGGTTTGCGTCTGGCAAGAACGCAATTGCTATTTGCGACCGGTGTGGTTTTAGGTTTAAGCTAACCCGGCTCAAGAAAGAAATCATTAAGACCAAGACGTATGACGCCATGGTCTGTGATCAGTGTTGGGACCCCGACCAGCCGCAGTTGCAACTGGGTATGTACCCGGTAGACGACCCGCAGGCTCTTCGTAACCCACGCCGGGATACAACGTACATCACAGCTGGTAGGAACGTAGCGGGGAATCTCACACCCGGGTCTCGTGACATCCAGTGGGGGTGGAACCCTGTTGGCGGCTCCAGTGGTTTTGATGCCGTTTTGACACCAAATAACTTGGTGGCAGCGGGTTTTGTTGGTACAGTAACGATAGTAACGACGTAAGGAGCCATCATGGCATACACAAAAGCAGCAGACGGCATCGCCTCCAGAGGCAAGACTAAGGTCCAAGTTATGGCCAACGACGGCCCCAAGGTGCCCCCAAAGACAATGAAGGGCAGCGCAGGCGTGACTGGCAAAGCCATGCGCGCTGTTGGCCGCAACATGGCTCGCGCCAACAACCAAAAGTGAGGTCGGCATGGCTACCTTCAGCAAGAAAATGATGGGCAAAGAAGTTGGCTCTGCCAGCGTCTACGCTGAACCGCATACCATGGACGGCAAGGCTGGTGCAGGCATGAAAGTCATGCAAGACCCAAATACCTTGTCTGCCAAGCAAATCAGCCCTCGTACTGTGGCTGCTCGCGTAAGCGCGGGTGACCCCGCTGCTGATGATGTCAAAACTTCGGGCATCAAAATGCGCGGTACCGGTTGTGCCACCAAAGGCGTGATGTCCCGGGGCCCAATGGGTTGAGGTAAGGCATGAACTACACTCAGTTGACCGCTGCCATCTGCGACTACACGCAGAACTTTGAACAGGACTTTGTTGCAAACATCCCGGTGTTTGTGCAGCAGGCCGAGCAGCGCATCTACAACACGGTGCAGTTCCCATCTATTCGGAAGAACGTCACTGGTCTGACTACAGCGAGTAACAAATACTTGTCGTGCCCAACGGACTTTTTGGCCGTGTACTCCCTTGCGGTGGTTGATGCAACAGGCGCTTACGAGTACCTGCTGAACAAGGATGTGAACTTCATCCGGCAGGCGTACCCCACGCCAACATCGACGGGTTTGCCCAAGTACTACGCGTTGTTTGGCCCCACGGTCAACGGTGCAACCATTACCAACGAGCTGTCGTTTATATTGGGCCCAACTCCTGCTGCGGAGTATTCGGTGGAGCTGCACTATTACTACTACCCTGAGTCGATTGTGACCGCAAGCACCACGTGGCTTGGCGACAACTTTGACTCCGTGTTGCTGTACGGTTCTCTGGTTGAGGCCATCACGTTCATGAAGGGCGAAGCCGACTTGGTTGCGCTGTACAACACCAAGTACACCGAGGCTTTGGGCTTGGCCAAACGTCTGGGCGATGGCATGGAGCGTCAGGACGCCTACCGCTCTGGCCAATACCGACAGGCGGTGACTTGATATGTCGTTTGATCAAACTCTTACCACGCAGGCCAAGTTTGTTGCATTACAGGCACTGGCCGCTGGCACGCTAAAGATGGCGCTGTACACGGCGCAAGCTGACCTCAACGCCAGTACGCTGGTCTATACGACTTCCAATGAAGTGGTTGGTCCGGGGTATACTGCAGGCGGGGAGACCTTGACCGGCGTGACGGTGTTGACTTCAGGCACAACAGCTTATCTGACATTCGATAACGTGGTGTGGGACCCTGCGAGCTTTACGGCTCGTGGAGCCCTGATTTACAACTCGACCCTTGCGGACCTTGCTGTTGCTGTTCTGGACTTTGGCGCGGACAAAACCGCCACCAGCACGTTTACAGTACAGGTTCCCGTTCCATCCAGCACTACAGCACTTGTGAGGTTCACATAATGGCGCTTATCATGACGACCAAAGGCGAGATGGACGATTCCCTGCTTGAGCGGCGGGAAGGCTCGCACGAGAACGACAACGAAATTGTGTCGTGGGTAGAGTACTGGCTGGAAGGTGAGCTTGTTCACCGCTCCGCCCACGTGCAACTGAAGAAAAATGTTTTCGCGGAAGGTATTTCCGCCATGCTCGGATAAGGATATTTACCATGGCAAACACACAAGCAATGTGCACGTCGTTCAAGGGCGAACTCCTGAACGCATATCACAACTTCAGCGCGACCAACCCGGCGCGTACCGTTAACACCACGGACACGTTTAAAGCTGCGTTGTACTTGGCAAGCGCCACTGTCAACGCCACGACCACGGCCTACACGGCAACGGGGGAAGTCACCGGTACCAACTATACGGCTGGTGGGGTTAACGTGCCAACTTGGAACGCCCCGACCACGAGCGGAACCACGGGTTTTACTACCCCCACCGCCACCATCACATACACCAACGTGACATTGTCTACGGCGTTTGATTGCGTGCTGATTTACAATTCTAGCCAAGGTAACCGTTCTGTGAGCGTTCACACGTTCGGTTCGCAGACTGTGACCGCTGGTACGTTCTCGCTGACTATGCCAACAAACGATGCGACCAATGCTTTGATTCGTATCGCCTAACAGGGGGCGTGGGGTTTCCCGCGTAGTTTATGTTCGGGATTGCTGCGTTTTCCGAAGCCCCATTTAGCTCGCTGGCTGGGCAGCTAATCCAAGTCCCCATAACCGGCAACGCGGCGACGGGGGGCGTTGGCACAGTCCGACCAAACACCGCTGTTCAGGAAAACGGTACAGTAGGTACCGGTAACGTAGGCACAGTTGGGCCGTCTGTAACACGCGCCCTTACCGGGGTGTCCGCTACAGGTAACGTCGGGACAATTGGCACAAACACCGCTGTTCAGGAAAACGGCACAGTAGGTACAGGTAACGTCGGTACCGTTGTACCGTCTACAACACGCACCCTGACCGGGGTGCTTGCCACTGGGGCAGTCGGTACAGTTGGGCCGTCCATACCCCGGGCCCTCACGGGCGTGACCGCTACTGGAGCGGTTGGTACCGTTGTACCGTCTACAACACTCGCCCTTACCGGGGTGTTTGCTACTGGAGCGGTTGGTACAGTTGTACCGTCTACAACACGCGCCCTTACCGGGGTGTCCGCTGCCGGGGCAGTTGGTAATTTGTCCACAGCATTAGCTCGGGCCCTAACTGGGAACGCGGCGGCTGGGAATGTTGGAACTCTTGGCACAAACACTGCTGTACAAGAAAACGGCACAGTAGGTACCGGCAACGTCGGTACAGTCGGCGCTACTCGGACGGTGGCGATTACTGGCGTGGCCGCTGCCGGAGCAGTGGGTACAGTTGGCTCGGCGCTAACCCAAACCCTAACCGGAGTGTTTGCCACGGGTCAGGTTGGTTCTTTTTCGGCTGTAAAAGGACCCGTCTTAGATGGCGTAACTGGAACTGGGCAGAGTGGCAGTGTTTTTGCGACATATTCCGTTGCCATTACCGGAGTGGTTGCTACTGGTGCTGTCGGGACCATGATCGGGAAAGCGTCGTGGGTCATAATTAACGACAGCCAGACGGTAAACTGGGTAAATATCGGGACAAATACTCCGACGGGTTGGACTGCGATTGATGACAGTATGTCTGCCGGGTGGCAGAATACCGAGACCAGTACGACAGTGGGGTGGACAACCATTCAGTCTGATGTGGACGCAGACTGGACATTGCTCGAAACAGAAGGATAAATTATGGCCCTTGTCGTTAAAGATCGTGTCAAATCCAGCACCACAACGACTGGAACCGGCACCATCACGCTTGGTGCTGCCGCTGCGGGATTTCAGGCTTTCTCTGTTATCGGAAACGGCAACACTACCTACTACGCTATTGTTGACACAACCAACGGAACGTGGGAAGTGGGGATCGGAACGTACACGGCCTCGGGCACAACCCTGTCCCGGGACACGGTTCTGGAATCTTCCAATGCAGGTGCGCTGGTAAACTTTGCCGCAGGTAGCAAGGACGTGTTTGTCACCTACCCGGCAGACCGGGCGGTTATCGGGGGCATGGGGTACGTGGAAAACGCCGCGACGATTTCCGAAAGCTCCACCATCAACGCAGGCAACAACGCAATCAGCGCGGGCCCTGTGACCATCAATTCCGGGATCACAGTGACGGTTCCGTCCGGCTCCCGCTGGGTTGTGGTTTAACGCGTTTACAGGCACAATTCACACGAGGTGACATTCCATGAGCACATACTCTCCCAGTCTTCGTATTGAACTTATCGCCACCGGGGATCAGGCCGGTGTATGGGGAAATACGACCAACGTCAACCTCGGCACACTGATTGAGTCAGCGATTGCCGGGTACACCTCCGTTTCCGTCACTTCAGCTGCACAGGCACTGACCGCGCTAGATGGCTTGCCGGACCAGTCCAGAAACATGGTGCTGGCCCTGACCACGACGACCGCTGCGGCCTTTGCTGTGTATGCGCCCCCTGCGGAAAAGACGTACATCGTGTACAACGCCAGCCTTTATCCGGCCACGGTCTTCAACTCCACTGTGCTGGGTAACACAACCGCAGCGGGTACGGGCACGGTTATCCCCGCTGGTAAAACGCTGGCCATCTGGTCAGACGGCACCAACTTTGCGTTCCAAAACAGCAACCTGCTGTTGACAACCCCTACGGGTTCTTTGGTTACTCCAAAGGGTACAACCGCTGAACGCGACTCCCCCGCTTTGTCGGGCTACCTCCGCTTCAACACCACCACAAACACGTTTGAGGGGTACAACGGCTCGGTGTGGAGAGTCGTAGCTGAAGAAACCAGCCAGACCGGCGCGCTTATTACACCGGCAGGCACTACGGCAGAGCGTGATGGCTCCCCCGCTGGCGGTTACCTTCGCTTCAATACCACGACAAGTACATTTGAGGGGTACAACGGCACGGTCTGGAAGGCTGTTGGCGGCGGTGCGACTGGCGGCGGCTCGGATGAAATCTTCGTAGAAAACGGTCAGAACGTGACCACAAACTACACCATCCCATCCACACGCAACGCTATGAGCACCGGGCCAATCACGGTAGACTCGGGTGTAACGGTAACAATTTCCAGCGGATCACGCTGGGTGGTCCTTTGATCGGAGAAGAACATGCCAATCGTCCTTGATGGAACAAACGGAATCGACACGCCAGACTTGGCGTCTGCGGGGCCAATTTCTGGAACTACTGGCACGTTTAGTGGCGCTGTATCGGGCACCACTGGCTCTTTCCCTTCAGGTGTGAGCGTTGGCCCTTCGGTTACCTTTGGTGACGCCACGGTGCAGACCACGGCAGCGGTGGTCAATACGACAGCGGTCCTTAATGCAACAGCCGGGGCGACAGCAGGCGGGACTGGTACATATGCGTTTATGTATGACCCTACAGGAACAACTAACTATAGCCCCGGAACGACCATTGCAGGTTCAGTGTTAAGGTTTACCGGTATCACCACAAACGGTAGCCTACGGCAAGGCGGTGCTGGTTCTGGTACTTGGAGGGCTGTAGGCTACGGAGATTTCCAAACCTACGGTGTGCCGGGAGCTACGATGTTCCTTCGGATTTCCTAAAGAGGATAAGTCATGGAAGCAAAAAACCCTAATTGGGCCAACGCCCAGCACACGCTGGTTAATCTTGAGATTGAGCATCCAGAGTACGGCTGGATTCCTTTCACTGCTAATCCTGATGACGTAGAGGCTTATGGTCGCCAGTTGTTTGCCGAAGCTTCCGCAGGACAGTTTGGTCCAGTAGCGGAATATGTTGCGCCTATCGCATCTGCTTCTGCAAACAAGGCGGAAGCAGAACAACGATTACAGGCTACCGATTGGGTAAACCAACCGGATGTGTATGATCCGGCCCGTAATCCGCACTTAACAAACCGCGATATGTTTTTAGACTACAGAGCTTGGTGTCGAAACATTGCTGTGAATCCGGTTCTTGGGAACCTTGATTGGCCTACAGAGCCTGTTGCTGTGTGGAGTTAAGCCGACAGGCAAGTACTGAATAAGGAACAAAAATGTCTAGAGTAGCACTTAGCGGCAACCTCAACGGTACTGGTACATTCACCATTGCCAGCCCAAACAGCAACACCGACCGCACACTGACACTGCCTGACGCAACAGGTACGGTGCAGGTATCGGGCAACCCAATCTCTGGAACCACTGGCACGTTTAGCGGAGCCGTATCGGGCACCACCGGCACGTTTAGCGGCGCTGTGTCCGGCACCACTGGCTCTTTCCCTTCAGGTGTGAGCGTCGGCCCTTCGGTTACCTTTGGTGACGCCACAGTTCAGACCACGGCAGTGGCGGTCAATACGACCACGGTTCTTGCCGCAACAGCAGGCGCATCTGTTGGGGCGGTAGGGACTTATGCGTTTTTGCGAAGAACCGGGGCTACTGTGGCAGTAGGAGGCACCGCCGCTGGATCAGGAATGTCATACGGAGTAGTCATACAAGTTCCTTGTGCAACCACATCTGTTAGTGGTTCAGGAACCCCAGCGGGAACGTGGAGAGCTATGGGTTACGGATACGGTGGTTGCGGTCAAACTGGTGGAACCTTATGGCTCCGTATCTCTTAAAAGGACAAAAACATGCAAGCGATTCTTACATCCCTGTCTAACCCACGCTGGTCAAACGCAGAACAAACACGCATCGATTGCGAAATCACAACTTCACAGTTTGGTGAAGAAGTGCTGCCGTTTACCGCCGACCAATTTGATGTTGAGCCGCATGGCCGTGCAATCTTCGCAGACATTGTTTCTGGCACATACGGCCCGATTGCGGAGTACGTTGCACCGCCAGAGCAAGTACAACCAACAGTAGACGGAGCGCAAACGCTATGAACGCCGTCGCCCCTCGCTTCATGGTGACGCAAAACGGAACTTCGTTAGCTGTGTACCACGCCAACAAAGGCGAGGGGTTGCCCAAGCACGATCATACGTTTTCTCATTTGACCATGTGTCATGCCGGAAGCTGTGTTGTCAGCAACGAGCGCCGTAGTTTGGTCATGACCAAAGACACGCAGCCCGTGAACCTTGTGGCGAACGAGTGGCACGAGATTGAAGCGCTGGAAGACGGCACTGTGTTTGTAAACGTGTTTGCCGAAGGCAAGTACTAAGTAAGGACCCAACATGAGCAACTTAAAAGTCAACACAATCAATGACGCCTCTGGTGGCAGCGCGGCTGTTCTGTACGGCGTGGCTTCCCCTCCGAATTCGATGGGGTTCCGCAACCGCATCATCAACGGTGACATGCGGATTGACCAGAGGAATGCTGGGGCGAGTGTGGCTGTTGCCTCTACCGTATTTGGGTATCTTACGGTTGACCGTTGGCGAGTCAACAACCAGACAGACGGAGCGCTCACACTACAACAGTCTTCTGTGGCCCCGACTGGGTTCAATAGCTCACTGCTTGCAACAATTACCACCGCCGATGCAAGTCTTGGTGCGGCACAATACTGCTTTTTGCAGCAATACATTGAGGGTTTTAACGTAGGTGATCTGGCTTTTGGCTCTGCGTCAGCAAGCCCTATAACCGTTTCGTTTTGGGTCAGAAGTTCTGTAACGGGAACTTTTGGCGGCGCTATTACAAACGGGGCCGTCAACCGCAGCTACCCTTTCAACTACACAATCAGCGCAGCAAACACTTGGGAGCAAAAGACCGTTACGCTTTCTGGCGACACGACTGGCACTTGGGCCACCAATAACACCGCAGGCATGACTGTATTCTTTTCTCTCGGCACAGGCACTGATAACAGCGGAACGGCAAATGCTTGGGCAGGGGCGCAAAGATTTTCAGCCACAGGCGCAACCAACCTTGTCGGCACAAACGGAGCCACCTTCTACATCACAGGCGTACAGCTTGAAGCTGGCACTGTCGCCAGTCCTTTTGAGCGCAGGGACTACGGGCGTGAGTTGGCAATGTGCCAGCGGTATTACTGGAAACTTGATGCCTCCGGCGGGACAAATATCAACGGGAATACCTACCCTTTGGCGTCCTTAACAACAGCTAGCGTTGATCTTCCTGTTGTTATGCGTGCTTCTCCTACTATTACCTCAACTGTTGGCGGTGGAACTCTTACTTCATCTACAGGTAGTACGTCCACGCTTGTATTTGTCGGCCCATCTGGTGGTTTTTACTTAACGGCAGCAGCAGCATCAATTGAGCTTTAATTATGTACCAACAAATCAACAACCCTATGGGTCAACCAGCAACCTGCATCAAGCGCATTGCTGACAGCGCCTTTATCCCCTTCGACCCCGCCAACACAGATTACGCCGAGTACCTGAAGTGGCTGGCCGAGGGGAACGAGCCGCTACCT